ACTGGAACATGGAAGAAGGTCAATCGGCCACACTACGCTTCCTCCCAGACGGTAACACAAAAAACACATTCTTTTGGCAAGAACGAGCAATGATTCGTTTGCCCTTCAACGGTGTTAAAGGAGAGATGGATTCCAAGCAAGTCATGGTACAAGTACCTTGCGTGGAGATGTGGAACGAAGCCTGTCCAATCTTGGCAGAAGTACGCACCTGGTTCAAGGACAAGAGTCTTGAAGACATGGGTCGTAAGTACTGGAAGAAACGCTCATACATCTTCCAAGGTTTCGTTCGAGAAAACCCCTTGAGCGATGACAAAACACCAGAGAATCCAATTCGCAGATTCATCATTGGTCCACAAATCTTTACAACTATCAAGGGTGCCTTGATGGATCCTGAACTGGAAGAATTGCCAACAGATTACTTGCGTGGTCTAGACTTCCGCATCAGCAAAGGATCAAAAGGCGGTTTTGCTGACTACAACGGATCAAAGTGGGCACGTAAAGAGTCAGCCCTGACCGAAGCAGAACAAGCCGCAGTTGATGCACATGGATTGTTTGATTTGAGCACATTCTTGCCCAAGAAGCCAACTGATGTTGAGTTGAAGGTAATCAAAGAGATGTTTGAAGCATCAGTTGATGGCCAACCATACGACACTGAGCGTTGGAGTCAGTACTTCCGACCTGCTGGTGTGCAAGCACCCGCTGGTTCGGCAGCACCGGCAATGACAGTAGACGGCCATGGTGATGTGCATGAAGTAGCGGCAAAACCTGCACTCAAAGTAGCGTCTCCTGCCAGTGACTTTGATGAAGATGATGCACCAGCATCAACTGCTCCTGTGGCAAAACCTGCTGCAACTGGCAAGGCCGAAGACATTTTGGCCATGATCCGCGCTAGACAGCAAAAGTAATCTAGCATCACACACAGGGACAACCCCTGTGTGTTTTCTTTTTTTTATACATAGGTGATCTGTGGGAAAACCATTTGATGTAAGCAAATTTCGCAAAGAAATTACAAAAAGCATTGACGGCCTTTCGATAGGCTTCAACGATCCAACTGATTGGATCTCAACAGGCAATTATGCCCTGAACTACTTGATCTCTGGAGACTTCAATCGCGGCATTCCCTTGGGCAAGGTCACTGTGTTTGCCGGTGATTCTGGAGCAGGCAAAAGTTACATCTGTAGTGGCAACATTGTGAAGAACGCACAAGAGCAAGGTATCTTTGTTGTGTTGATTGACAGTGAAAATGCCCTTGATGAAGATTGGCTCAAAGCACTGGGAGTTGATACCAGTGAAAGTAAATTGCTTAAATTGAGTATGGCCATGATTGATGACGTGGCAAAAACTATTTCAACATTCATGAGCGACTACAAGGCACTGGCCGAAGGTGAGCGTCCCAAGGTTATGTTTGTGATTGACTCACTGGGCATGTTGTTGACGCCCACAGACGTTAATCAGTTTGACGCAGGTGAGATGAAAGGCGACTTGGGTCGCAAACCCAAAGCACTCACTGCCTTGGTTCGTAACTGTGTGAACATGTTTGGTAGTTACAATGTGGGCCTGGTATGTACCAATCACACATACGCCAGCCAGGACATGTTTGATCCTGACGACAAGATTTCAGGCGGTCAGGGCTTTATCTACGCATCAAGTATTGTGGTTGCCATGAAGAAGATGAAACTCAAAGAGGACGAAGATGGCAACAAAGTAACTGAAGTAAACGGTATTCGTGCCGGATGTAAAGTTATGAAAACACGCTATGCCAAACCCTTTGAAGGGGTTCAGGTCAAGATTCCTTACACAACAGGTATGAGCCCATACTCAGGCTTGGTGGACTTAATTGAGAAAAAAGAAATGCTCAAGCGTGAGGGTAATAGTCTAGTGTTTACCACAAGTGACGGCGAAATTATCAAGAAGTTTCGCAAGGCATGGGAAAAGAACGATGATTCATGCCTGGACAAGGTCATGGCAGATTTTAGAAATCAGAAAGCAGAGGTAAGTACTCCGGAGGAAACAACTGATGAGTGAAGCAATAGCCAGTGAAATTTGGGGAGAACTCAAGCGTTTTGTAAACACAGTGGACCGTGCTGAAGCCGCCGAAACTGTGATACAGATCCTGATGGATAATGATTCGGACGTGGAAGACATTCGCGATGCTTTCAAGGGCGACTCAGACATCAAACGTGCTTTAACCTCATACCTTGACAATGACAAGGACTATGAGGAAGAAGAAGATGAGTACGAAGAGGAAGAAGAAGAAGACGAAGACTGGGAAAACTAATGTGGTATAGCCGCGTAGTTGCCAGTTTAGATGCCTTGCCTGACTTTATCAGCCACTACGAGCGTGAAATTGAAGATGCCAAGAAGGATTGTAAAATCTACGGCGTAGTTGAAAAAAATATCACCGCCTTACCTGGTATAACTGAACATAGGTTTAATCAACTGCAAGAGATTGAAGCAGTATTAAACTATCTCAATATCCAATTGCGTAAAATACGTAGAAAACATTTTCAAAAGTATTTAGAAGCCTATGCCCGTGCTCTGACCTCAAGAGATGCTGAAAAATATGTGGACGGCGAAGACGAAGTGATTGATTACGAAACTATCATAAATGAAGTAGCATATTTGCGCAATCGTTGGTTGGGTATACTCAAAGGACTGGATACCAAGCAGTGGCAAATGGGACATATTGTTCGGCTGCGTTCAGCCGGCATGGAAGATATTCAAGTATGACCTATTGTGTGTGATACATAATAACATGAAGAAAACTGCTTTTGTTACAGGCATGACGGGCCAAGATGGTCCGTATCTTGCCAAATATCTGATTGAAAAAGGCTACCATGTTTATGGACTAGTCAAACGCTACTCAAATCCCAACTTGGAAAATATCAAATGGTTGGGAATTGAAAACGACATTGAACTCATCACCGGTGACATCACTGATGAGAACAACATGAATCACATAATGCAAAGCATCAAGCCACAGGAAGTATATAACCTTGCGGCTCAGAGTTTTGTTGGTATCAGTTGGGAATTAAACAAACTCACAACTGAAGTCAACTGCATGGGGCCGTTGAACTTGTTGAATTCAATACGCCAACACAATCCCAATGCTCGCTTTTATCAAGCCAGCACCAGCGAAATGTTTGGCAATGCAATTGAACCTGGACTGCAAGGTGAAACAACACCGTTCCGCCCACGCTCACCTTATGGTGTAAGCAAATTGTATTCGCACTGGATGACCATAAACTTCCGTGAGAGCTATAGTTTGTATGCGTGTTCGGGCATCTTGTTCAATCATGAATCACCCTTGCGTGGTCGTGAATTTGTCACACGTAAGATTACAGATGCAGTGGCACGTATCAAACTAGGACTGGCAGATGATGTCACCCTAGGCAATCTAGACAGTGCTAGAGACTGGGGATTTGCCGGCGACTTTGTGGAAGCCATGTGGTTGATGCTGCAACAAGAAAAAGCCAGTGACTATGTGATTGCCACTGGCGAACAACATACTATTGGTGACCTGTGTCGTGTGGCATTTGAACATGCAGGAATCCCGGACTGGAAACATCTAGTAAAAAGTGATCCTCGATTTAAACGTCCAGCAGAACTTTACAGTTTACGTGGTGATAGTGCCCGTGCTAGGGAACAGTTGGGGTGGAAGCCACGTACCGACTTTGAAACCATGATACGTGACATGGTTGATGCTGATATCAAAAGACTAGACGCTGAAAAGGCAAACCAGTCTTGATTTCTTCCACAGTCCACTCAGTATGCGCTAGTTGTTCTAGCCACTGAGTGCGATCTGCACGTGGGGGTTTTTCTATCTGTGACAGATCCCAGTTGGCAATTGGACTTGCTAGACTGTCAGGTCCAACAAATGCAGGAACCCCGTGAATCACGGCTTGAGGCCCTGGACCTGAATTCCAGTTCAGCACACAATGCGCAGTGTCTAGCACACGTTCAAAATCAAAATCATCGTATGAGCCTGCCTTAAAATGTGGACGATCTATTAGACATCCTGGTGGTATGTGGCACCCGCTTCTTGGATGAGGTCTAATTACAATGGATCGATCTGTGTGATTTTTAATCTCGGCCACTGTTGATTCTAACCATTGATTTATCGGTAGTTGATCATGCCACTGTTCACTGTCGTGTCTTTGCATGGCTAGCACAATGTTTGTGCCTGAACGCCAAGGCTTCAAAACTAGCCCAAGTGTGGCAGCACGATTGGGTATAAGATTATCAAAATTGTAACTGCTAATACCAGTACCGTTGATGCCAATCTTCCAAGTTTTCCCGCGTTGTATCAGGCCAACTTCGGCCACAATCACTGGCTTGCCTTGACGACGGAATGTGGCATAGACTTCTTGATTGGATCGCATTCGCCCGGCCCACAACATACTCCATATCACAGCCACATCAGCTGTGAGGTCATGATAAACCACCGTGTGTCCTTGAGACACAAGTCCTTGGGCAATGGCTTGAAAAATTGGCACTGAATTTTTAGCACCAAAATTATTAAATAGACTGATTTTCATTAGGTTAAATAGTTATATATGTATAAAATAAACTCTCTGTGGTATTCTTCTGAACCACCAAATGGATTTTTTAGTGAACGACTGCAAGAGGTAGTAGATGTACATTATCAAAATCGTTATCGTTGGTATGTGTACAACAATATTCCTCGCAAGCGTGTGATGATTGATATTGGTGCCAACATTGGTATATTTGCTAGACCCAGTGCTGAACGTTTTGAACATGTGATATGTTTCGAACCAGTATTTAAAAACTTTGAAGTTTTGCAAAAAAATCTAGAAACATACAGCAACGTAAAACTCTATAACTTGGGTCTCAGTGACCGAGATCAAACAGCAACATTTGAATTACAAACTCTCAAGTGTGGCCACACCAAACAAGTGGCTGAATTTGTGCCCAACCCAGAGTTTGAAAAGCACACTGGAGAGTTAACCACACTGGATCGATTCAATTTTGAATCAGTTGATTGGATCAAGATTGATGTTGAAGGTTTTGAAAATGTAGTGTTAGACGGCAGTCGCGACACTATAAAACGCAATAGACCTTGGTTGTTGATTGAGGACAACGGCCAACAAGATCAACACAGACAGTGGCTTAATGATTTGTGCGGCCCATATGAGTCAGCCCCTGTCAAGAGCAAGAGTAATACAATATGGATACCCAAATGAAATACGCAGTTGTCACAACATTCAATGCCAGCGGTTATGAACGCTACGCTAGTCGTATGATTGATACATTTTTACAAAACTGGCCCCAAGAAATTGATCTATACGTTTACACCGAAGACTGTACAATACATCAAAGCGCACCCAATCTGCATGTAAGAGATCTGCATGCTGTGAGTCCAGAAATTGTCACCTTCAAACAACGCTGGGGATCTGATCCCAGAGCACGTGGTTTGGTTGCAACAGGTCCTGCGGATCGTAAAGGCAAAGCACCGGGTATAGGTTTTCGTTGGGACGCTATTAGATTCAGTCACAAAGCATATTCAGTGTTTCACAGTGCAGCCAATTGTGGGGCTGATGTGTTGTTTTGGATGGACGCAGACATGGTGTGCCATACACCTATCTCTACAGAATTTATTACCAGTCAAATGCCCGCCAAGGTTGGTCTGGCCTATTTGGGACGCGAACGTAAGTTTAGTGAGTGTGGTTTGTATAGCATGAACCTACGTGATAATATTACATTGACGTGGCTTAAAGAGTTTCAGTTAGCCTATGATTCAGGACGCTTGATGACCATGGCTGAATGGAACGACTGTTGGGTGTTTGATGAAACTCGTAACGAAGTGCAAGCAGCTCATCCCAAATGGCGTCAACTAAACTGGAGTGCAGGATTGATCAAAGGCGAAGGACATCCGTTGATCAACACTGCTTGGGGTGCGTACCTTGACCACCTCAAAGGCAAGCGTAAAGAAACTGGCCGTAGTATGACCAAGGATCTTATTCGACCACGCACAGAAAGTTACTGGTCTGCTTGATATTCGGCCTTGCTGTGCTTGGCCTTGTAGTGTATAAGATACTCACCTAGTACTGTGTGCGGCAAGGGTGTTTTGTAAGGCTTTGCAAATCCTTCACACAAATCATATACTGGTGCATCAGCAAGATTGATTGCGGCGCCAAAAACATCATTGTCGTAAAATCTGCGTAGGTCAGCATGATCACGTTCAACATAGCGTCTACGATATTCGTTTCTAAACGCATCAAACTTTTTGTGCTGGGTGTTTATGGCAAACACACCTGTTTCGGGCACAAGCCAAAGACCTGGGTTACCTGACTTGTCTTGAGTGTAAGTCACTCCCATATACATACTTAAATCTTCATCACGCATGCAGTCAACGATCAAGTGTGCAGGCACAGATTTCATGGTAACCACATCAGCATCCAGCCACAAGATCCAATCTGCGGTGCTGTGATACATGGCATGTATAAAACTAAATGCTTTTTTGCTGAATTTTTTAACCTGTACACCGTAGGCAGTATCTGCTTGTAAACGTGCATACTCTGGATCAACTTCATGATCAAAATCAATTTGCTTGATTCTGTCATGTGGGTCTAACTGGAATCCCTCTGTATAACAGGTAAGGCTGAATTCTGGATCCCATAGTTCCAAGAAGCTGGATACACAATCTTTGCCAATAAGATCGTAGTAACGTTTATCAAAACTGGTTATAATTTCTATCATTTTTCCACAAACTTTCTCATGTGCGCCCATGCTGTACCATCTCTGAGTTCATGATGGCTCCAATGAAATTGACTGATACGTTGTGCCCATGCATCTCGATCGGGCATGAACGGAGTTTCAATTTTGTCAAGTCTGGTTTCTGCTATTTCTCTAGCTTGACTACGTTCTGGATCTGTTACAAATACAGGAATGCCTTCTATGGCCGCGCCCACAGCAGGACTTGAATTATGATTGACCACAGCCCAGCAATTTTTCAAATCTTGTTCTAAAGAAGTGTCAGGTGCGCTGAGTTCAATGTTGAGCAGTCTACGACCAATACACAACTTCATCAGTCGGTCACAGTATTTTTTAGCACGTTTGTCACCTGGGTGCGCACGTATACGTATGGGACGTTTGGTGTATCTGCGCAATTGCATGATGGCCTTCATGGCCCAGTCCAGTACTTCAAACCCACCCATGCTCCAACCGCCATCACGCTGCAAACACAACAAGATATGATTGCCTTGGGTACGCCATGGTCGCAGAGTCACGTTGAGATTTTGTTGCACTGCCGCCCAGCGAGCAGGATCTGGATTGGCATCACAGTACTCTCCTGTGTTGGGAAACACACCATCAAAACTGTAACGCAACCAGTAACCAGGATTGGTTTTGTCTTTGTACAGAAAAAGATTGCTGTCAGCAATTACTGTACGACCATTGTAGGTTAGCTGGCCATCTAGTATTTGTTGCCGTAGTTGTAGGTGTGGAGCACTCTTACCATGCTCATGTACCCAACCCAGTATCACTGCCACATCACTAGGCTCATAGTTAAAGTCGTCAACGATGACACCTTCATCACCACAGGCCTGCACACCTTGAATAAAAAATTTCAAGGTGTTTAGTTTGTCTGTGGCAGCTTTCAAACTCTCAGCAGATGTGTACTGTTCTTTTTTGGGCAACGTGGCCAAATAACTTACTACTTTCATTGTTCTTGCATCATTCTAAAAGCGGTGCCATCACGCAATTCTCTCACATGATATTGTCCATAAGCCATGCTGTGGCACCATGCATCCAGCGTGTCTTTCTCTGCCCAGACTGGGCTTTCAATGCGACTCAAGTCCTTGCTGGCTACTGGTTCAGCCACATGGCTAGGAGCCAACACAAATGCTGGCACACCAGCAAATATTGATTCCACTGCTGCA